ACCACTAGACACGACGCGTTAATGCGAAGGGGGTACCCCCCGGGTTTCGGGTTTGGCACTCCTAAGTGGCACCCTCATGAATTGTAGGGTCAAAAACCGTTTGCCCTGTCTTTGCTCGCAAAGCGAGGAGGGTGCTCCCTGAGAGGAGCACGTATTCAATATATGCAACCACCTACGAACCACTGTCTGTGAACTAGCTTACACATTCCCGTGTATTTCGGAGAAGCTGAAGGATCTCAATATTGGGGGGAGGTCGTTTTCTGACAGGTATGAGGACCATTCAAGGGAAGATACTGTAATCAGAACTTCACTAAAGTGATGACAGAAATAATGACGGCGTTTGTGATCTGCGGGTATACTGTGATATGTGTGAACAGGAGTTCACAGTGGGGAGGGCCTGATGGCTAAGAAGAGTAAGCCTATTTATCTGGATGATATCACGGAGCAGACGCTCCGACTCCAGAAGCGTACCCTCGACCGGCTTGAGGAATGGTCGGACCAACTAGATGATGGCCCTTCAGAGTTTGATGCAGCTTTTGCTAAGGAACTAGCAAATGTGACTCGTGCGTTAGCAACGGTGCTTAAGGAAGCCCGCGCAATCAACAAGGAGAATGCGGCAGCAGCGGCGAAGCTAGGCCCGACCCAGAAGCGGAAATTGCTGATGGATTGGTTTGAGAGCCAGCCCTTTGAGGTCCAACGCTCGATGGTTTGGCAGATGACCCAAATTGTCAATGGCGTCAAAGCGGGAGAGCGGGAGGCGTAATTGATTGGGTATCGCCAAGCTGAAGAGAGCGACATGCGGTTTGTCCGTCACTCTTGGGTGGAGAGCTATCGGTGTTCTCACTACGCTGGGATGATCCCAATGGAGGACTACTTTAGGGTCTACTATGATGTCTTAACGAAGTTACTAAGCAGGGATGGGGTGTCTGTGATGGTTGCCTTCAATGAGCACCGCCCAGCCCAAATTTTCGGGTTTTGCTGTTATGAAGAGGGGTTTACGAAGCCACTCATCCATTACATCTACATCAAGGAGGATTTTCGGCGGCTCCCTGAAAAGGACCAGGACTTCGGGAAGGGCATCGCGACCATGCTTCTTGAGGTGTGCGGCATCTCCAACCCGGAAGACGACCCCTTCTACTTCACGTTTAAGACTGGAATCTGGGCAAGGCTAACCCGGTGGGGTGGCCCGTTTGCGGCAGGTGACTACAAGCCCCTCATGGCCAGATTCGATAAAGCAGAAGCCCAAGACCACGAACAAGAGCTAAAACCAGCGGAAGAAGAACAAAAATGCGCGTAGAGACAGTCGGATTTATCTCCAGGGTAAGACTCCCCGATGGGCGGGTCGAAAATTCCATATCAATGCAGAACCAGCACCAGAAGATTTCCTATGAGTTAACCTTCGACGCGAAGTCAGCCCTGCTAAGTATAAAGTCAAACAAAGCGCCTTACTGGACAACCATTGTCCCTTCAACGAATTGCGCCTTCATCCAGCTAGGAAAGTCTGGCGCGAACACCAGGAAGGTGAAGACGGAGGAACCACCAAAGCCAATTGACGCACCGCCGCCAGAGACCGTTCTTAAATCTCAGAAACGTAAAATGAGGCCCCGGCCTCGTAAACAAGGGGCGACAGCATAGACGGCACATCCTCATACGATGTTTTCCGGGAGATTGCCGATGAGGCAATGGTCTTCTCGCCGTCGCGTGATCGCGATAAGGCCATCCAGATAGAGTCGCTTCTATTTCAGCCCCAAGTTGACTTCGTTCGGGACAAGTCGAGGCGAAAGACACTGCTATGTCCTCGCCGTGCCGGGAAATCCTTCTCCGCAGCAGTCTACCTAATGATTACCTGCTTAAACAGGCCCGTAAAAGCTAACTGTTTATACGCAACATTAACCAAAGGCTCTGCTAGGGGCATTCTATGGCCACTTTTGAAGCTATTTAACGATGAATACGAGCTTGGGTGCCACTTCCATAACACCCAGCTTATATGCACTTTTCCCGGTGGTCATAGGCGAATTACCCTAACGGGGGCCGAATCTAGGGCTGAAATCGACAAATTGAGGGGTCAGGCATACGATCTGGTTGTTATCGACGAGTGTAAGTCCTTTCCGACCGATGTTTTGACCGAATTGGTAAGAGAGGTCATTGGACCCGCCCTCAATGACAACCTGGGGTCAATCGTCCTAATGGGAACCCCCGGCAATGTCTTAACCGGCGTCTTTTATGAAACCACAAAGAACGCCTCTACCCTGATGAGGCTTTACGAGCACAGGGAGACCCGCCCCGCAAGGCGGTGGAGCGGCCACACCTGGACAATCGCAGAGAACATTGCCCAGCCGCACTTATGGGATGCGTGTTTGGCGGATAAAGAGTCTTACGGGTGGAGTGATGACAACCCTATCTGGAAAAGAGAGTACTTAGGCACCTGGGTCTCGGACGACGACGCCTTTGTTTATAAGTACAACCCAGAGCGTCATACGTGGGCAAAAGACCCCGAATCCAGGAACGAGTTTGGGCTGCCCGATGAGCATGAGTGGAAATACCTCATGGGGTGTGACTTAGGGTATGACGATCCGTTTGCGCTGGTTGTGGTGGCCTATTCTGAGACTTGCGATACCTTGTACCAAGTGTACGATTATAAGGAAGCCCACCTAACGGTAGGTGACGTTGCGAGGGTAATAAAGGACACTCAGGCGATATTTGGCGAGTTTGAGATAATGGTGGGTGATAGGGGTGGTCTTGGTAAAATGGTCCTCGCGGAACTCTCCGAGCGTCACGAGCTACACATTGAAGCCGCCGAGAAGACGGAAAAGCGAGACTACATAGAACTTCTCAACTCCGACATGATTGAGGGCCGGGTGAAAATTTTAGAGGACTCCGAGCTGGCGCAAGAGATGTGCTACCTCGTTTGGGATGAACATGGCCAGAAAGAGGATAGGTCATGCGCGAACCACGTCTGTGACTCCTTCCTTTATACATGGCGCTACTCGTTCCATAACTTCTCTCGCGCCTTAAAGACCCCACCCGTCAACGGGACTCCTGGCTATTGGGAAGAGAAAATGAAACAGGCCCGCGAAGCGGTCTACGAGAGAAAACGCAGAGAGAAGTCTGTTGACTACTTTCAAGCCCTCGAAACCTCCGAGCTAGACGAAATGGGACACGAAGACGAATGCCTTTTTTAGAAAGTGAAATAAGAAAGATTGTTACTTTTATGCGTGAAAATGGGGTGACTCACTATCACAGCGGTGATCTTGAATTAACCGTCCACCCTTCAGCACTGGAGGTAGGTTTGGCAGATGGGCTAGATGTTGAGGCCAGCGGTCGAGCACCGGGGCACGCCAACGACTACGAAGACCCAATGTTGTACCCCGATGGGGTGGACCCTGTTGCGGAGCAGCGAGAATGGCTCAAGTCTCAGACTGACAAAACGCTGATTGGACTTAACCAATGACGGACATGTTTTGGTGGGAAGAGGATGACAAGAAGATCCACGAGGCCGTGTTTTCCTATGTGGAAAGCCTCGAAGAGACACAGAAGTACATCCATGAGTTAAACATTCGGAATGCACGTCTTTATTCCAATGTTGACCTCTTAGGTCTAGATTGGTCGTTAACTCAGCGCACCTACTCCAGAAAAAGTTTAGGCCGCGTGACAGAGAACATTATCCAGTCGGCGTGCGATACCGCGACCAGTATTGTCGCCGGGGCACGGGCGCGGGTGACGTTCCAGACAGATGGCGCGGAATTTTCGGTTCAGCGGAAGGCCCGTCTGTTGGAGAAGTGGGTCGAGGGGAAATTCGACGAATCAGAGTTTCACAGGGAAGCGGCGCGGTGTTTTCGGGACTCGGTTATCTTTGGGACCGGCGCATTGAAGGTTTATGAGCACGAGGGTGACGTTAAGTGTGAGCGAGTCTTAATTGATGAGATCAAGATTGACGAGATGGAGTGTAGGTCTGCTGACCCTCGCCAGCTTCACCATGTGAAGTTTGTGGACAAGGAAGTCTTAAAGGCGATGTTCCCTGACCACGAAGAGGCGATAGAGGAGTCTACAAGAGACAGCCACCGCCAAGAGACAAATGCGTATAGCAATATCGACTCAAACACAGCTGTATGTGTTGAATCGTTTCACTTGCCAAGTGGTAAGGGCGGAAAAGATGGGAAGCGAGTCATCTGCGTGGATGGCGCGACACTTCTTTCAGAGGAATGGAAGAGACCCTACTTTCCGTTCATTTTCTACAGGTGGAGTGAGCCGGTTTGTGGATTTTACGGCCAGGGACTGGCAGAGCAGCTTACAGGCATCCAACTAAGAATAAATCAGTTAAATCATTTTATACAGAAGGCCCAGGATCTGATCGCAGTCCCGCGTGTTTTTGTCGATATTGCTTCTAAAAACTTGAAGATGCAAATCAACAATGAGATCGGTGCCATTATCCCTTACAGAGGGAAACCCCCAGTGTTCCACGTGGCACAAGCCGTTTCTCCTGAGATCTATCAATATAAGGAAGCTCTCTGGCGTCGAGGTTTCGAGGTCGCGGGTATCTCCCAACTAAGCGCCACATCGAAGAAACCAGCAGGGCTGGAGAGCGCGGTTGCGTTAAGGGAGTACAACGACATCGGGGCGCAACGCTTCCAATACAACGCGCAGGAGTTTGAAAAACTTGCACCAAAGGTCGCGGAGCGTTTCATCGACATCGCGAGAGACATCCAAAAGCGCGGTGGTGAGTGTAAGAGTATATTCCACGCCAAGAAATTGGTGGAGAAAATTTGCTTTAAGGAGGCCGCTGTTGACGATGGCACCTACAGGATCCGTCTTGAGCCAGCGTCTATCCTTAGTAGAACACCAGCGGGGCGGTCCCAACAGGTGGTCGAGTGGGCGCAAAGCGGGATTATTGATACCGACGAAGCGAGGCGGTTACTAAACCATCCTGACCTTGAGAGAACTGCTGATATTAACAATGCAGCCCTAGAAGACATCGAAGCAACGATTGAGGATCTGCTTGATGGGAAATACGACCCACCAGAGCCCTACCAGAATCTAACCATGGGAATGCAGCGAGTTCAACTCGCCTACCTGAAGGCCCGCAGGGAGGGCGCGCCCGAGGAGATCCTGGAGAACATGCGCCGATGGATTGAGAGCGCCGACTATGAATTGAAACTCGCCCAAAAAGAGGCCGAGGAAGAGATGCTACAGCAACAGGCCGCAATGCTGGAACAACAAGTAGTCCAACAACAGGCATTAGCACCACCAGAACAACAAGGACAACAGGGTGGGCAACCAGCCGCAGCCCTAAGCTCACAGTCACAGCTTTTGAAGCCATCAGGAATCCCAACGTAAGAAGGTAAAAATGGAAAATCCCGAAGCAGCAGTAGAAGACGGAGCCCGACTCCAGGCAGCAATCGACGTTATGAATGTAGCCCCAGAGGAAGTTGAAACCCAAGAAGCCCCAGAAGAAGAGAACGGTACACCTCTCGACAGCGACCAGCCGATAACCCCAGGTGAGGACAATGTTGAAGAGTTGGAGGCAGCACCAGAAGCGGAGCCAGAGGAGGCGGAGTCCTCAAAGCTTGCGTCTTTGGCCAGGAGAGAACGCCGAAGTCGGGAGCAGTCAAGGGACCGCGAAGATAAACTCGCCGCGAAAGAAAAGGAGCTTGAGGAAAGGCTATCAAGAGCCGAAAAACTAGAAGGCCGGTTTGAATCCCTGAAGGAGAACTTTAGGTATGACCCGGTAAGGGCACTAAGGGAGCTTGGAATCGAGGAGGGCTACGCAGATGCAGCAAGCGCCCTCTACGACGAGGAGCTTGGCGCGGATGCCCCCGCAGAGAACAAACAGAATCGAGAGATTAGTGAACTGCGAGACAGGCTCAAGAAGTTTGAAGCAGATCAGGTCTCAACAGCGAAGGAGCATGAAGAGACCCAAGCCCAGGAAAAGACCTTAGCATTCCAACAGCAATACGTTGTGGAGATGGAATCCTACATGGACTCCGAGCCCGAAGGTCTGGGTGTGGGCATTGGCGCTCTCTACAAAGTAAATCCAGAGAATGTAATCCAGGCAATGTATGGCATTGCCTATGATGCGGCGACGGAAGACCCAAGCAAGGTGCTTCTCAAGCCGCAAGAACTAGCCGAGAAGTTTAACCATAATTTAGAGACAACTCTTGCGCCCGTGATTGACGCGATCATAGCAGCGCGAACCACAACCACTGAAGTTGAAACCCTAGGCGAAGAAGAACCAATCGCCCCCGCAGAAACTAAAACACTAAGAAACGCGCAATCGCGCAGGACACAAAAACAGTCGCCTGCAAATACTGAAGAGGAGCGTATGCAACGTGCCCTCCAGGTGCTAACCGCAGGCTAGGAGATAGAAAATGGCAGCTACATTAACAGTAGGCGCATTCGATGCGATGCTCAAAGAATTATACCCCTCTGGGGTTCCCGAAAACGTGGCCATGAAACGCCACCCCTTCATGAGTATGGTCAAAAAGGTTGACGACTTTGAAGGTGATAACTTGGTTATCCCGATTTACTACGGCAACCCAGGCGGTCGTTCCACCACGTTCCTTAACGCGGTTAACAACACCTCTTCCAGCCAGTCATTGAAGTGGGCTTTGACCCAAATGAGTGACTATGCAGTTATCGGCATTGACGCTCTTACGATGCGTTCTTCGCGTTCCAACAAGGGCGCATTCGTTAACGCACGTAAAACTGAGATCGATATGATGCTGAAAGGCCTTGGTAACTCGGCAGCTCATGCACTCTATCGGGATGGTAAGGGTTCTATTGGCCGAATTTCAACAACTGGTGGCGACCCCGGTGGTGGCGGTCCAAGTGACTACGTTTTTACCCTTGAAACCACTGATGACGCCCGGAACTTTGTCATTGGGCAAAAGGTTGTGTTCACCTCGGACGAAGCGGGTGCGTCCCTTGTTGGCACTACGACAGGGCACGGAGTAACCAAGGTGGACGAGGCCGCAGGTACGATTACCGTTGACGTGGACCTTTTAGGAGCGGTTGATGCAGGTCACTACATTTGGCCTTTGGGTGATAATGGCACTACGAAGATCACCGGTCTTGCCGGTTGGGTTCCACTTACTGCCCCAGTAGGCGGCGAGAGCTTCTTCGGTAAAGATCGGTCGGTTCACGTAAACCGTCTTGCTGGAAACCGGCTCAACGCTACTGGTAACTCCATCGAGGAGAATATCCTGACCATCTCTGAGGACATTGTTCGTCAAGGTGGAGCACCCGATAAGTGTTTCATCTCTCACGGCAACTTCTCTAACTTGGTTAAGGGTCTTGGTACTAAGGTTGAGTACAATGGCGCAGGCGGCAAGGCAGACGTTGGTTTTGGTGGGGTTCAAATCCACACCTCGGCTGGCCCTGTCATGGTTCATCCTGATCCTGACTGTCCTGCTAACCGTGGCTATGTTTTGCAGATGGATACTTTCCAATTGCACCACTTGGACGGGTTCCCGCACATTGATACTCTTGACGGCAACGGCTCACAACGACTCGCAACCACTGACGGTATCCAAGTGCGAGCACGTTACTGGGCTCAGTTGGCTTGTATCGCTCCTGCCTT